CTGCCAGCTTGACCGTCAACCCTGATGATGCTCAATCGGTCGAAATCGCCTTCCGTCCTGCAGGCACTCCTACTTTCGACTTCAGCAAGAGCTGATAACCTGAAACGGGAGATGATAGCCCCTGGGTTGCACCGGGGGCTTTTTGTGCTTAAAGTACGGGAGCATTTTATTCTCAAGTCATGCGTGCTCTTGACAAGCTAAAGAAAGCGGCGCATTTAGTGCCAGTCAAAAAGCGCGTAAAACTCAATGATGGTACTGATATTGAGTTTTACTGCGCTCCCTTGACGATGGCAGAGCGTGAGAAAGCACAAAAAGATGCAGGCAGCGAGGAGGCTACCGCTTTTGCTTTGCAGTTGTTGATTCAAAAAGCGAAAGATGAAAACGGCCAACCCTTGTTTCGTGCCGGTGAAATTGCTGAGCTGAAGAACGATGTGCGAGACGAAGATTTACAGGCAATGATGCTTGCGGTTATCACAGACAAAAACGATGTTTTCGATGAGGAGAAAGCAAAAAACTAGTTCGCGAGCTAAAGCGTGATCTGTACTTACGGTTAATGATGCGCCTGGCTCGTGATTTAGGCTACACATTGGCGGAGCTCAGCCAACGCATAACGCTAGAAGAACTCCGCCTATGGGCAGCTTTGTACGAAATAGAAGGGAAGGAAGAAGAGGAGGCAATACGAAAAGCCAAGCGACGATAGAATGCAGGCAGAAGGGGCTTTGCCGTGTCTGTTGTCGCTAATGTTGCGATCAATATTGACGGTAAGCAGGCAGAGAGCCTGCTTAAGTCGCTGCAGACAGAAGTTGAACGGCTGAACGGGACATTCAAGAAGATCGAGCAGCCAGCCAAGAGCTTTGGCGCCAAGATAAAAGAGGCGGCAGGTTCAGCTCTAGGACAGTTAACAGCGATAACCGGGGCAGCTTTTACGCTGCAAAAGGCATTTAATACACTGGCTGATCAATCTAGGGCTGAGGCTGCACTACAAAGTCTTGGTGTTAATTCTGAAATTGCGTCAGCACAATTTGCTGAGTTGTCTCGTGAATTGCGAGGGCAAGCATCAAGCGTTGAACTAACTGCTGCTGCTTACGATGTCGCCTCTGCTGGCTTTGTTGAAGTATCGCAGCAGGCACAAATCCTAGAGGCATCAACAAAGGGTGCAGTAGGAGGCATGAGCGAATTGAATACTGTTGGCAATGCTGTAACCAGTGTTCTTAATGCCTATGGCATGTCTGCGGATCAAGCTGGCTCACTCGTTGATGGTTTTATTCAAACGCAGAATGATGGCAAAATTGTTCTTGCTGAATATGCCACGCAAATAGGTAGGCTGGCTCCTACAGCGTCAGCAGCAGGCGTTGGCATTGATGAGCTTAACGCTGCGATCTCGACAATTACGGCTCAAGGCGTCCCTGTCGAGGCTACTTTTACAGGGCTCAATCAGGCGTTAGTCTCAATTCTCAAGCCAACAAAAGAAGCGCAAGATCTAGCGAAAAGTCTAGGTATTGAGTTCAACGAGACGGCACTTAGAACCAAAGGGTTTGGTGGTTTGTTGTCTGAAGTTGCGGAGGCTACTGGTGGCAGCACGTCGCAGCTTACGAGCCTGTTTGGCTCTGTTGATGCACTTAAATCTATCCTTCCGCTAGTCAATGATAATCTGCAAAAGTTTGACAAAAACCTAAACAATCAGAAGAAGTCAGCAGGTGTTGCAGAGAAAGCATTTAAGGATATGTCGAGCACACTGGAAGGAGCAGTTAAGGAGCTGCAGTCAGCATTTGTCGGATTGATAGTTGCTTTTAAGCCTGTCACTCCGGCGATCATTGCGCCTTTCAAGATTCTTGCTGACACGATAAATCTTGTATCGAAGAACATTAAGACGCTGGCATTAACTGCGGCGTTCTTTGGGACTTTTGTTGGCGTATTAAAAGCTGCAGCGATAGCAACAAAACTATGGGCAGTAGCAACAGCAGGTCTTGCGACAGCGAAGAAAGCGGCTGGTGTAGCCGCTGCTTTTTTGCAAGGCGTAATGAATCCAGCAAGCATTGCACAGATTGGAATTGCGCTAGGCGTTGCTACAGGAGCCGCAGTAGCCCTTGGAGCTGCCATGGGTGATGCTGGCACTAAAGCAGCAGAAAGCAAAGACCAGCAAGGGCAGGTTGCTGACGAAACTGCAAAGATTAACGAGGAGATTAAAAAGCAGATTGAAGGGCTAGACAAAATACCACCGAAGCAAAATAAGCAAGTTCAGGCAGCAGAATCAGCGTTGTCGAAAATCAAAGAGCAAACTATGGCTATTGATGCGCAGATTGCCAGCCTTGAAAGAGGTGCTTCTGTAACTTCCGCGCGATACCAGGCAGAAGCTGCAATGAATGAACTGCAAGGTAAGCAGCTTGAGTTTGACTACGAACGAGCAACAACTGCAGAAAGGCGCTTACAAATTGCGATTCAAATGTTCAAGCAGCAAGTGCAAGCTGCTGAAATCGAATACAAGCAAGCATTAGAAAATATTGCGCTGGAGCAGCGTAAGGCAGAGCTTCAGCAAAAAGCAGCGATGAGCAAATACAAAGAGATAGAAGCAGAAGGAAGACTTCAGATATTAAAAGCCGAAAGCGCAGAAGAAGAGCTGAAGAGAAAGAATATGCTAGACGAAGCGCTTGGGGCTCAAAATTCAGTCATTCAAAGCACAAAAGAAAATATAACGGCTCAAGCTCAGATCGGTAAGTATCAGCAGCAAACTGCTGCGGCACAACTGAAGAATAAAACACTGACTGCTGAAATGGCTTTGAAGCAAAAGCTTGCAACAGACGAAATTGGTTTAACAAATCAGCGAGCACATGATCTGTCACGCTCTATCGCAAACAATGTTGGACAAGCCAGAAATCTTGCCACAGCTATGTCCGGTGTAGCTGGGCAAACAGAAAGAGCTGCTTCTGCAATGTATAACTTAGCAAGGGCAAGAAGTGCATCCGCTGGTTCTTCTACTGCCACGATTCCTGCATTTGCTAATGGTGGCGTTGTAACGCGCCCAACTCTTGCGTTAATTGGTGAAGCCAATGAGAAAGAGTATATTGTCCCAGAATCAAAAGCTGCTTCATTTGCGACGAATTATCTTTCCGCTACACGCAGTCAAGCGTCTGGCAACAGAGGAGATGGGCGCCCAACTAAGATCACAATCAACACTGGTCCGGTCATTCAGCAGGACGGGCAAAATTATGTCAGCCTTTCCGACTTGGAAGGCGCACTAGAAGACTTTGCTGACATGATGATCGGCAATGGGCGATCTGCCGGTGGTCGCCGCTATGCAGGAGTTGGCTAATGGCAAACAGAGGACAGTCACAGTATTTAAGAATCCTCGATGATTCAACTACCTATGTGCGGTGGCAAAATTATTACGTCAATCAAACCGTATCGTTAAGCTCTGCTTCCTGGTCTTATTTCCCGTTTGTTGTAAATGGATTAGCGGCTGGATCAACTGAATCTGAGGGCGATCTCACGGTAGATATCCCCGCAACGGCAACCGCTGTATCAATCTTTGAGGCAGCACTGGCAAATGGCAGGCTGTGCGAAATCAAGATGTACGAGTTTGACAGCAGGCTTTCACAGGCGGCACCACAAGCATCTCAAGTCTTAATTGCTAGCGTCCTGGGAGAGATCGTGTCAGTTGGCGGCTCATTTGTTTCTCTGACCGTTAGGCTAGGTTCAAGCTTGGCGCCAGTGGGAGCACAGGTGCCGCCTCGTAAGTACAACACCATTCTTGTAGGGGCACCTTTGCGATTATGACCAGACGCAATCGCAAAAAGGTCAAAGTCAAAGCGCCGCTCAGGTTGCTGCCGTATCAGGCAGGATCTTTGATTATTTCGCCTCTGCGTGAAACCGCAGGCGGCGGTCAACAATCACTTGATGGAGAGCAAACTGCAGTCGTCTTAGGTGAGCCCGTCCCGATTGTTTTTTGTCGTCGCATTAGCGGGGCTGGCGGTGTTTTAGTCAGCCCAAAAGCTACTGAAGGACGATATTCCAATAATGCATCAACAAATACACTAACCGTTCGCTTGCAGTTGGTGCTGAGTGAAGGCAATTTACCAAAGCTTGAATTGCGCGATGTTTTTCAACGTGCATGTCGAGTTGGTACATGGAAACAAACTTACAACCGCAGAGCAGGAGGCTGGACGCCCGGCAACTTCATTACAACGGTAAGCGGTTTTGAGAAATGGGATTGCCCTGTTTATTGCGGCACTTCTGGGACATATGAAAATCTATCAATGCTGAGCTATACCAATCAGTTTGGATTTGCCAGCACTAACTGGGACAAACAGGTTCATTGCTTTGTCCGCCAGGGGATGCAGGTTACGCGGATTATTGACAGCACTTTTGGACCCAGCAACAACTTCGTAGACCTTGCACTGTATTTGATCAATCAAAGCAGCAGGCTGCCGAGTGACTTAATAGACAATGCAGCAATGTTGACGGCTGCGCAGTTCACTAACGCTGCTGGATTTTATTTCAACGGCTTATTTGATCAGTCCAGCAATTTAGACGAATGGCTGCAGGAGATCAGCACATATTACCTGCTGCGATTAGTGGACAAAGGCGGCAAAAAGGCGTTTATACCAAGGCTGCCAATCAATGAAGACTATACGATCAAAACCACCGCGATCTCCTGGGTCTTCGCTTTTACTGAAGAGCACATCCTGCCCGATGGTTTTCAGATTGAGTACACGCCGTTAGCTGATAGGAAGCCGATCTGTGCTCAAGTTCTTTGGCGTCAGCAGCCTGATGATGATATTGGCTTGATTCGCACTACGGAAATACGAATGGCTGGTACTGCGGCGACCGGACCGTATGAACAGTATGACATGAGTCAGTTCTGCGCGACAGAGAATCATGCTGTCAAAATGGGTGCCTATATCGTTGCCAAACGCAAGTATGTCTCTCATACGCTAAGGATCAAGGTTAAGCCTGACGCCTACAACGGCACATTGATTGTTGGCGACATTGTTCGTGTTCAGTTGCAGCGCATCACAGGTGCAACGGACATTTCGCTGCATGATTACCTATATGAGGTAGAAAGAATCAGTCGGAGCATCGAAGGAACAGTTGAATTAGATCTTACGCATTTCCCTGTTGACAATCAAAATCGCAGTCTGATCGCACAAGAGGTCGCCGTAGCAGTTGGCTCAGGATATAACTTGCCAACAGGTAGAGATGACTTCAGTTGCGATGATGCAGGACGTCGTACTGACGAAACAGATCTAGAAGACGAAGGGGGCAACTTGCCTTTGCCTGACTCTGGCAATTTCCAGTACGCCGCAGCCGGTTTGACAGAATCACAGCCTGTCGGTGGAATCGACAACCCGGCTGATCCTGTTTTGTCATCCACAAATTCAATTACTGACAACCGGATTAACCCTGCAAATCCGCTCACCATTGGCGACACACTTAATCTGGTGCCACCGTGTCCTGACGGCAAAGTTGATTGGTATCGACGTGATAAGGCAACTGGCGCACGCACGTTGATTAAGTCTGAACCGTTAGGTGGTGGCTGGGAAGCTGGCAGTTCGCTGCAGATTACTACAGATGATATTGACTACTTCCTTGAAGCTGAGGCGTCATGCCCAGATCCAAGCAGCCCAACAGGGTTTGGTACGCCGGTGCCTGCTACTTTGGCTGATGGAACTACGCCTGAGCCGCAACTTGATTGCGACAATAGTGCTTATGTTGTTGCGCCAACCTGCAGCGCAGGCGCCATAAATGGCGGCACTTTAGGTGCTTACACGCAGTACGGATTCTTTTTGCAAGTACCAGCAGATTATGCACCAGGAAGGTTTGTGCTTACAGAGCCATTTAATGATGGCGGAATAATGCGACTTGGTATACAGTTCAAATCGGACAGCGGGCTTGTTATTACAGGTCAAAATCTACAGCTTGCCGACGCGCAGATTCTGTTAACCCAATTCAAAAACTTAACGTGTTCAAGCGGTGGCACACCATCTATTCCAGCAAGCCCATGTGGCACGCAGCTTGGGTGTCAAGCGGTGACAGGTAGCGGTCAGATTTTTGCAATGCGCCTATCTGATGGATTGCTAGTCCCTGGCCCTACAGATGCTGTTAGCATTGTCAACACCAACACCGGAACAACAGGGTCTGCATACGCTGAATATATCGACACAAATGGCACCTTGCAGATTACATTAGCCGGAATTACCCCGGACGATGCGTATTGGTATATCGTTCCTGCATCTGGATCATCTTGTTTGTCTTGATACTAATGGCTACCTTTCCTGCGCTTGGTCCTAATACCCGGTCCTACACACCGGGTTCCTACGCAAACTCACACATCCCGACGCTAAACGGCGATGAAATGAGCGTGCGGCACACCAACGCCGCCATCAATTACAGCTTGCGCCTTGGCTATCGCGGTCTAACCATTGAGCAGCACGCCCAGATCATTAGCCACTACACGCTTCACGGACGCTACGAACCCTTCGATTTACCCGCAGTTGTCCTGCAAAGCTCAGATCTAACCTTCCCAAGCGGCTATCTCTGGATTTATGCCAGCAGCCCGCAGACGCAGTATTCACCTGGGTTGATCGACGTTACAGTAGAGCTGGAGCTAGTGCCGCCGTACTCAATCTGAGATGTCAACTTACCCGGAGCTGATACCAAACGAGATCGGCTTCGACATGGGGAAGTCGAACATCAGCGAGGTTGAAACATTTGCTGGTCCTATCCGCTTTCGTCACTCACAGCGCGTTAGCGGTCATAGTGTCCGGCTGACATATCGCGGCTTAAATACCGCGCAAATAACACAGCTTCGCAATCACTACAACGATAACGGAGGCACGCATTTCTACTTTGACGTTCCAGTAACTATCTGGGGCGGCATCAATTTAGTCGCTAGCAACTCGGTTTATCGCTACGCCGATACGCCACAAGAAGAGCATTTCGGTCTGTATTACAACGCAACAGTTAGTTTGCGGATCACAGATGGCGTCCTGCTCCTTTACATCCTGGACGGCAACGGTGCTGATCAGCCAGCCGTCTCGGCGTTCACATCATTTGCGCTGACGGGAAATCAGCCATTTATCCTTAACGGTAATGGGGCTGATCTGACCAGCGCAGCC